CTCAGAGAAACCCTCACGGGCTGACCAATAAACAGAAACTGGTCATAGAGGATATGATTGATAAGGTTGAGAATGGTAATCCTATGACCCCTGTGAACTCCACAAAGAAGTTCTATGACGTTAAAAACGATAACTCAGCAAATAGCATGACATCTCAAAATTTTGCCAAATCCAACTTTCGTAAGGCTCTTCTATCGGGACTGAGGAAAAGGAAGATTATAGGTCAAGACTCGATTGTTGAGAGTAAGCTGACTGAGGGACTTGATGCCACAAAGAGATATAGGGATGAGGACATACCCGACTATTCCACAAGGTTAAACTATATTCAGGAGATTCACAAGATTGCTGGGGTCTACGCCCCCGAGAGACGTGAGACAAAATCCATGATTCTAAAGGCTGACATCAGCGAGGAAGAGTTAGACGCTAAGATTAAGAATTTACAAAATGAGTTGGATGGTTAAAAGAGATTACAAAGAATCAGAATCTTAATGTCATGACATTGTGATATAATATATCCATGCCAAAAGAAGAAGGAACAACATTTTGTTATTTATGTGGGGGTAAGCTTACGTTTGCCCCTTTACTTGCAAACGAACAACTGGGAATGTGGTGTGTTGACCCATCATGCCCAAGATTCGGGCTTTTAACTGTAATATCAACCCCACAGGGGAAGGTCGAGAAGTTTGACGAAGAAAACCTTAAACAAAGTTAATATCCGTTCATTTTCAAGACATTTATACGATTACTTAGACGAGTTACCAATCGTCGTTTACAATAAATACACTAAGAAACCGCTATTTGTAGTTATTTCTATGGAGGACGGGGGTGAAGTTTATGGCTCAAAAATCGAAGATACTATTCAATCCGACAAATAAGACAGTAGATTTTCAATGGGCTCACAAGACATATAGTCTAAAACCTGGTGAGAAGAGATTGTTTGATGGCCACCTGGTATACCACGCTCTCTATCACGTTAACACAGGTCTTGTAGAATATGAACCTGACGAAGAAGGCAATATGCCAGAATCAACATCAGGACTTGCTTATGATAAGATGTTATGGAAAGAGCTTGTCTCTCTTGGCTCTAAGGAAGGGTTATTTAAACCTGGAATGAAGAAGGCCAAACTTATCAAATTACTACAGGAGAAGGATGAGTAGGAAAGAGGAGTTATACAAAAACCTCCTAATCAAGAAAAAGAAGAGGGGTCTTGAAGACCTTTATTACTTTAATAAGTATATTATCGAGTCTGAACCTATTAGACGTAAATACATTGTTGACCACGTCCACGGGGAATGGACTCGATGGTACCAAAATTCAGAGAAACGACTCAAGATGATTCTAGTTCCACGAGCTACATTCAAAAGTTCATTCTTCACTAAAGGTAGGATTTTACAGGCTCTTGCTAAGAATAGGGATGAGAGAATCCTAATTGCAAACGCCACCCTCTCCAACTCTCAAAACTTTCTAAATGAGATAAAAGAGCAACTAAGGAAGAACACCACCCTCAAGGAGCTTTATGGGGAGTTTTATGAAAAAGACCTTAAATGGAGTCAGGATGAGATTGAAGTTACTGGAAGAACCCTGGGGGCTAGAGAGCCTTCGGTCTCCGCCGCAGGTGTAGGTGGGAACCTGGTATCCAGACACTATTCAATGATTATTGCAGACGACCTTATGAATCTTGAGAACTCTTCCACCCGCTATCAGACTGACAAAGTTATAGATTGGTGGAGAAGAGCATTCTCCCTTTTAGACTATGACGGGGAAATGATTATTATTGGAACTCGTTGGTCATACTATGACCTATACTCCCACATAGTAGATGAGTTTTCAGACCAGACAGACATCTATATTAGAGGGGCTTACAAGGACGATGGTAGTCTATATTTCCCAGAGATGCTTGGTGAGGACAAACTTAGGGAGCTTAGGGGACTTCAAGGGTCTTACGTATTCTCCAGCTTCTATCTTAATGACCCAGTTGATGAGGATTCGGCCTTAATTAAGAAGAGTTACCTTAAATACCATGATACCGAGGAGAACCCCACCCCCAAAAACCTTAATATATTCACTTTATGTGACCCAGCAGTAAGTCAGACTACCCACGCCGACTACTCCTCTATTGTAATTGTAGGGGTTGATTCGCAAAACAACTGGTATGTTCTGGAGGTGAGGAGGGGAAAGTGGACTGTAGGGGAGCTTATTGAGCAACTATTTGCTGTCTACAATATGTGGAAACCAATTACCATGACTATAGAGGTGATAGGCCAGGCACAAGGACTTATGACACCAATTCATGATGAGGAAGAGAGAAGGAATACATTTTTACCATTATATGAAATTAAGGTAAGACCAGATACTAGAAAAGAAATGAGGATTAGGTCAGTTCTACAGCCTAGATTTGAGAGGGGTAAGATATATATAAAAAGAGATATGATAGACTTGGAGGAGGAACTATTAAAGTTTCCAAAGAGTAAACATGACGATATGATTGACGCTTTAAGTGATATGGACGAGGTTAGCTTTTCCCCAGAGGAAGTTAAAAGGAACGAGATTACGGGAGGTTCATATTTCCAACGAGCTTTACAAAAGAAAAAGGAAAGGGATTCGGAAGGAGATTTTTACATGGGAACACATTTCTAGTATATGAAAGATAAGGTATAATAAATATATGGAGTTTATAATAATAGGACTTTTAATTGTATACGCAGTTATTAAGGATGTACTCTTTTATAAAGAAAGAGAGAAGTTAACAAAAAAGATTATGAGTAAAGACCTAACGGATTATGTAATTTCAGAGCAACCAGAAGCAGAGGATGGGAAGTCTAGCGAAGACCCCTACATCCCTGTGGAGGAAGCTACAGCAGAGCAAATTTTAAAAGCAATTGATAAAACATGATAAATATTGGAGATAAAAATTGGGATAAGTTAGAAGACAAAGAGAAGATATCCTATTGTAACGACCTACTCGAAGATGTTAAAAGCTCCAGACGAGTTACGGATTTAGAATGGTATCTAAACCATATGTTTGTTGAGGGCAACCACTACCTATCCTTAAACACAACCACAAATGAACTCGTACCTGCACCAGTCAAAAAACGTGGTGAGGTTAGAATGATGGTAAATAAGGTACGTTCATCGAAGAGAGCTGTCCAAAACTACGTAACTAGAGAACGACCTAAATGGGATGTTATTCCAGGAGACATAGATGAGAAGACAGTTGTAAATGCTAGAAGAACAGGAAAGGTTATGGATTACCTATTCCAGAAACTCCACCTAGAACAGATGATTTCTGGAGTTGTTGATACTGGGCTAAATACTTCTGTTGGCTGGGTTGAGGTTGATTGGGATGAAAATGCCGAAGGAGGAATGGGTCAGGTTAGGATTAGGCTTCACGACCCCTTTGATGTTTGGGTTGATAAGAGAGCCTACCTATATGGAGGTAAATTAGTATCCTCATTTTTAGCAAAGACAATAGTAAGGTCTATAGCTGAGGTTAAAGCTGATAACAAATATGATAAGAAGACAAAAAAAGATATTAAACCAGATGAAGAGCTAGCAGTTTCAAAAATGAAAGCTAAGATTATTAAAAGAGATTACTCAGGGAACACTTCACAAGATGAGATTCCAAGAGTTATGGTAAAAGAATTTATGATTTGGGATGATGAGGGCAATGATAAAGGTGGAAATATTAAACTCTTCACCTACGCAGGCGACCAAGTTCTAAGAGAAGAGGATTTGGAAGAGACAGAGTACCCCCTCTACCTTTATCAGATTTCCATGAACCCACTAAAGATTTACCAGAGAGCCTGGATTTCAGACGCTATTCCTTTAAACAAAGCCTTAGACAGAACACTATCACAACAAATTATGTATGTTAACCAAGCCCTGGTCTACAGACTTATTGCAGAGAAGGGTCACGGAGTTAATGTAATTTCAAACGACTTTGGAGAAGTTGTTGAGCTTAATAAGGGTAGGGAATTTAAACAAATGGATATGTTCCCACTACCAGCAGGATTTGATAGATTAACATCACAACTAGGAATGAGTATAGAGGATGTCTTAGGGGCTCATGACGCTGCTTTAGGAAAGTTACCATCTGGAGCAAGGTCTGGAAATATGATTGAGGCTTTACAGGCTGCTGACTCCAACAACCTTGTAGGACTTATATCCTCACTAGAATCTTTCTTATCAGTTGTAGGGGAGAAAATTTTAAAACTAATGGCCGATAAATATACAGTTTCAAGAATCGTAAAAATTACCGAACCCGAGGAAGGGGAGGAATATCTAAAGGTAATAGGAGAAGGAGCACAACAGAAACCTAAGGATGCAACAATAATTACAGAAGATAATGAACTCATTGTAAAGATAGGCTCATGGCTAGGACACTCTAAGGAAGCTCAGAGAGAAACAATGTTAAAACTAGCAGAGATGGGAGTATTACCAGGAGAAGAAATTTTAAGACAATTTGAGTTCCCTAACGTAGAGGAACTATCCAAAAAAGCAAGAGAACAGAGACTTGAACAAGACCAAATGCAAATGGCAATAGCAGGACATGGACAGAACCAAGGTCAGGGTCAGGATCAGGGTCAGGGTCAGGGTCAGGGTCAGGGTCAGGGTCAGGGAGTAGATATGGTAGGACTCGCAGATAAAGAGAATCAGCAAATGGCTAACGGGGAGGGTATTCCTCCAACAGAGGGGGCAACTCCAGAACATTCACAGGCACACAGAGACTTCATATTATCTCAGACATTTAAACAATTACCACCAGAAATTCAGCAAATAATAATCCAACATTACCAAGGTGAGGTTGGAGTACCCGCACAATAACACTTGTCATGACATCACTATATGGTATATAATATCATTACGACTAAGGCATTTAGTTTGCCAGTCATAAAAAATTATGGAAGAAACACAAGACCAAGTCCAGCAGGACAGTCAACAGAATCAAGGACCTGAGTTAATCTCAAGAATTGAGGAAGATGACCAAGCCTCTGAGCAGTCGGATACAACAAGTGAAGAGGACATAGACGAGTCCAAGGTTTTCAAAGTAAATCTTCCCGATGGGGAGAAAGAAATGACACCAGACGAACTCTATGAACACTATCAAAAGATAGGTCCCGAATTCACAAAACGTTCTCAAAGGCTCGCAGAGCTAGAGAAAGAAAAACAAAAGTGGGAGCAAGACGCCAAGAAGGAAACTTCTAAGGCAATTGAAGAAAATGCTTACCTACGAGATGTTGACCCTAATGTCAAAGAAGCGATTATTAGGATTGTTGAACCAGCTATAGAGGAAAGGTTACGTGCTCGTGATGAGCAAGTTCAGCGGGAAGCTGAAAACGAAGCTTTTTCAAGGAGACTTGAAGAGCTCGAAGGGAAGTATCCTGGAGGAGGCGGTCTGCCTAAGTTTGATATAGAGGAAATAATTGCACAGATGCGTGAGAATGGGGAAATTTTTGACCCCGAGGTCATGTACAAAACCCTTAACTGGGATGCAATTATCGACCATTACTCTAAAGAAGCTATTAAAGGCAAAAAGTCTAATGTGAAAACCGAGGATACCTCAGGCTCCACGCCAAGAAAACCAGATAAGTCCTCGCCAAAAACTTTTGAAGAAGCTGGTAGACGCGCATTAAGTAGATAATATTTTTCCCACTATAATTGAATATTTAAGTTAACAAGAAAAAGGTGGTGAAAATAACATGGCACAGAATTTAAGTAATTTTGATGAAGCATTAAAAATTGACTATTTACCTGTTATAAGAGAACAGCTAAACAACGCATCAGTTCTTTTAACAAAAGTTAAAAGAAATGAAAGAGATGTTTCTGGTAAGAGATGGCAATCAGTTGCCCACTATCAGAGAAACTCTGGTGTTGGTTCTGGCTCAGAAACAGGACTTCCAACCGCAGGAAACCAAGCCTACAAGAATCCTTACGGAACAATGGCTTATACCCGTGGTAGAATTCAAGTTTCAGGACCAGTTATGGCTGCTTCCAAAAATGACAAGGGAGCAATAGTTAGAGCTTTAGAAGCAGAAATGAAAGGTGTTACAGACGACTTAAAGCAAGAAGTTAACTATCAGTTTAACAACGATGGTACTTCTATTAGAGCTTACGTTAATGGAGACCCTGGAACAGGAACAACCTTAACAGTTGACACCCCTGGTTCAAACTATCTATATGATGGTATGATTGTCGACATTTTAGGTAATGACGATGGAGATGGGGCTACAAACGACTCAGACGTAACAATTTCCACAGTTGACAGTTCAACATCATGTACAGCATCCGCTGCATTGGACGCTGCTATTGATGACGATGACTACGTTGTAAGAGCTAACTCAACAGATGGTGCAGGAATCTTACCTTCCGACTCATACGAAATGATGGGTCTTAAGGGTATAATTGACGACGGTACCTATGTAGACACTCTACATAACCTCTCAAGAACATCCTACGCATGGTGGAACGCATCTACTCACTCAAACGACGACAATTCAGGTACAAACAGAGATTTAACATTGGATTTAATCCAAGACTCTATTACAGCTGTTGAGAAAAATGGCGGTAAAACGAACCTAATTATGTCTAGTCACGATTTGAGAGATGCTTATGCATCTTTAGTTGTTGCTGACAAGAGATATGTCAACACAATGGACCTTGATGGTGGATTTAAAGCCCTAGAATACAATGGTATTCCTTGGGTAGCCGACAAAGACGTTTATCCTAATACAGTATTCTTTATTGATACTGACCACTTGCAGATAATGCAAATGGGTGATTGGGATTGGATGGACAGAGACGGCGCAGTCCTATCAAGAGTAGCAAACTCAGACGCTTACGAAGCTGTCATTTACTGGTACGCAGATTTGACAACCGATAGGCCAAGAGCACATTCATTCCTAAGAGACGTACAATGATAATAAGTAAACGTTTACGGGAATCTAAGTATCTCGAAAGAGGGTAAACTATTTATAGGGCACTCCTTCGGGGGTGCCCTTTTAGGAGGTGATAATAATGATTAAAAATAGAAACATGGTGTTCTCTAAAGCAAACGATGATAGTCCAGACACACACAAAGGTGTCCAACTACCAAAAATTGCTACATCTTCCCTACCAACAGCTTCTACAGACTACGAAGGTTTTATAGCTTACGATGTAACGCAAAGCAAATTAACTTTCTGTACAGGCTCAGGTTGGGAGACAGTAACATCATCATAATGTATGGGGGCCTGCGGGCCCCTATGCTATAATGGAGATGTCATGACAAAGCCAAAAGTAATGGTAAATATGCTCAATATGGGAACAACTTCTGCTGGATGGGAGACCCAAGTCTTTGATTGGATGAGACAAAAATCTAATAAATATGAATTTCAAATCTTTTTCCCCACAGGAAGACCAATTCCAGATAATAGAAATAGAATAGTTAGGAAGTTTTTAAAGGGAGATTGGGATTACCTTGTAATGTTGGATGATGATAACCCCTGTTATAGTAATATATTTGACCTACTTGATTTAGATTTACCTGTTGTTGGGGGCGTCTATCCTGGTAAAAAGGACAACGGGATTATATTTTTTGCTTTTAAAAGGGATGAGGAAGACGGGAAGGTTATCTACAGACAGTATCCCGTGGAATATAGGGAAGGTTTGAAAAAGGTTGACGCCATCGCTACTGGACTGATTGTTATTAGAAGGGATGCCATAGAGAAGGTTGTAGATGCTGGATTAATCCCATTTGAAGAGATATTTGATGATAATGGGGAACTGGCTTATGGTGATGATATAGGCTTTTGCATGAAGTGTAACGACCTAGGCATAGACATTCACGCCCACTTTGATTATGTAGGCTCACATTTTAAGGAAGTTGATTTATTATGGGTAGCAGACCTATTGGCCTATGCCTCCCAGACAGGAAAAACAAACTATGAGCAAAGACCCTGATTTAGACTATATACCTAATATTAACCCTAACCACGGCTTTAACCCAAGACCAAAGTCCCTAAGAAGTATTGGGGGAGCGGTTCCAGTGATTAGCAAGCCAATAAACTTTGAGAAGGCCAAGAGAAGGTTGAAAGCCACGGGAAAACTTAGTATGGACGATTTTAGAAACACAGCTGAACTAGGGGCATTTATAGATTGGCACAATAAGACCGTGACTGATAAGAATGAGGAGACAGCCACAGAACACATCTTATGGATTTCAAAACAGCTTGCCGATATGCAAACGCAAAAAACTTTCTTATTAGGGCAATAAAATGGTAAAATATAGATATGAAAGATTCAATTAAAGTAAAAGGGTCTTATAGACTCAACATTGTAGACGGTGACAAAATAGTTGGCGATTCTGGTTGGCACGACAATCAAGTGGTTAACTTAGGATTCAATGACTACATTGTAAAAACCGTTGGTGGGATTACTGGTTCTAAGCAGATTAGCCACGTCGCTTTAGGTACTGGAGGAGCTCCAGCATCAGACGCAACAGCATTATCTGGAGAATCTGAGATTTCTAAAAGAGCTGGAGTAACAGCTGCAACAAGCTCAAGTTCAAAGACGCTAAGACTCCTGGCTACATTTAATAGTTCTGATTCATTTGTAACAGCAAGTAAAGACATCTCCAACATTGGACTTTTCAATACCTCAGCAGTTACAACAGGAACCTTACTTGCAGGCAACACATTCTCCTCAAGCTCGGTGGCCACCAATCAAAACGTGAATTGTACTTATGACCTAAATTTTGCTTAACCTTGTAAGTATAGTATAATAGTGTCATGACATCTATTAAGAAACTCCTTAAAGACCGTAGTTCTGTCAGGGTTGATATTGCTTGTGGAGCTAATAAGGCTGGCCCAGACTGGATTGGTATAGACGTTCAAGACTTACCTGGAGTTGATATAGTTCACGATTTAAATGAATTTCCATGGCCTTTACCTGATAAATGTGCATCCATTGTTTTAGCATCTCACTATATAGAACACATCAATCCCGCTAATTTTGGATTTATAGATTTTATGAATGAGGTGTGGCGTGTGACAAAATATGATGGGGAATTTGCAATAATAACACCATACGCTGGTTCTTACGGGTTCTGGCAAGACCCAACCCATTGTAACGGAGTTAATGAAGCCACATTCTACTACTTTGACCCACTACACACATCAGGATACTACCGATTTTACAGACCAAAACCATGGAGAATTAAAGAAACAGTATTCCATAGGAATGGAAACCTTGAAGTTGTACTTGTGAAACGTAGAGAGGACCCAAGCTATGAAGCGTAAGATTTTTGGAGCCCCTACAGTTGATGGGAAAAAGAAGAAGAAACTAATACCACTAAAGCATGTAATGCAGGATTCAGAAGACCCTGGATATGTAAATAGGGTACTTGTTGCCACCCCAGCAGGGACTGGGAGTGTTAGAATGGAGTGGGTTCTAGGACGTTACGGACAGATTGTACCTATGAACTGGTCAATGGTTCAATACGTTCAATATATGAATTCCTTTGTTACCTATCGATACGCCCTTCCTGACGCCCAAAACATCATAGTTCAGGAGGCTGTTAAGGGGGAATATGAGTGGCTACTCCTTATCGAAGATGATAATGTTTTACCAGCCGATGCTTTTATGAAATTTAACAAATATATGCAATCAAGAGAAGTTCCTATTGTTTCAGGACTTTACTTTTCCAGGTCTAAACCCTCAGAACCTTTAATCTTTAGGGGAAGAGGAACATCAGTTTATTGGGATTGGAAATTCGGGGATAAGGTCTGGGCGGATGGCGTACCCACAGGAACACTCCTAATCCATATGAGTATATTAAAGAAGATGTATGAGGAATCTCCAGAATACAATATACCTGGGATGGGAATGGCTAGAAGAGTCTTTGAGAAACCAGAAAAACTTTGGACTGACGGTCAAGGTAATTTCAACACTTTAGTAGGTACAACCGACCTACAATGGTGCACCCGAGTTATGGAGGATAATATCTTTGAGAAGGCTGGTTGGCCAGAGTACAAGGATATGGAGTTTCCTTTCTTAGTTGATACCAATATATTCGTAAAACACATAGATAGGAATACTGGAGAGATGTTTCCCCCAGAAGACGAATTGTAGATGTAATCTGAAAAATAGTCTATAATACATATATGGCAGTTACAGCAACGCTTTCAGTAACAGATAAATATAGTAGAACAATTTTTACAAGGGGTTCCCTTGCTTCTGCTATTACTTATAATATATTCCACGATAACGATGGGAGTAATGAATACACCATTCTTAGAAAACCTGTTATTGGAGATTTAACTATTACCAGCACCCTAGCAGAAACTGGTGTTGGCACATCATCTGGATATGTATATATTGAGCAAAACGGTGTTCCAGTAGCTCACTACTTCTCAACAAGTGTTGATGGTGGAACCGAAGACTCAGCTACGATTAGAGTTACAAAGGGGTATCTTGTTGGTATCTCAGTTACATTTGGAACATTAGCAAGCCCAAGTATTAGTCCTAGTGTAAGCCCAAGTCTAAGTCCTAGCGCATCGCTAAGTCCAAGCATTAGCCCAAGCATTAGCCCAAGCATCAGCCCTAGCGCATAACATATAGTTGTCACGACATCTTCTTAATGATAGAATTTACTCATGAAGCTTTCTATTGTTATACCAAGTTATAAAGACCCTTCAATTTACCCTACAATCGACTCATTAGTAGAAAACTCAGAACTTAAAGACGTTGAGATTATTGTTGTTTTAGACGGCTACTGGATTTCCGAGCCCTTCAGAGAAGATTTTGATATAAAAACAGTTCACATGGGGAAGAACAGGAATATGAGGGAATCTATTAACACCGCTGTAAGACTGGCTCAAGGGGAGTATATTATGAGAACTGATGAACACTGTATGTTTGCTCCAGGATACGATAAGGAACTTGTAAACTCCATGGAAGATAATTGGATTATGACTGCTAAAAGATTCTACCTTGACCCTGATAAGTGGGAGGTTATGGATAAAAAACCTGTTGTTTATGAGAAACTAAAGATTAGAGATATGGGAGATGGTATGCATAAATGGGAGGGTAGGGTGTGGCGACAAAGAGAGAAAGATAGGAAAAGCTATGACATCGGTGAAACCATGGCTATGCAAGGTTCAATGTGGATAATGAAGAAAAGCTGGTGGGATGATGTTATTGGAGAGCTTGATAGTGAAAAATACGGGGATATGTATCAGGATAGCCATGAGATGCAGTTTAAGACGTGGAAAGCTGGTGGAAAACTCATGGTAAATAAAAACACTTGGTTTGCTCACAAACACGTATCCTTTCCACGAACCCACAACCATCCGAGAAGAGATTACATTCAGGGTATGCAAAATATATATGAGGATAATAAAGATTTTTATGAGGAGATAAGAGGCAAATGGGGGATGTAAGCGTAATAATACCAGCAAGAAAAGAAAAGTATTTAAACAAGACTATACTTGAGATTCAGAAGAAGTTTAAAGGGGATTATGAGATTATAGTCACTTTAGATGGTGCTGACGAGGAGAGACTAGATGGGGTAAAGTACATACTTAACGAAAAGCCATTGGGTATGCGTACTGCCATCAATCAAGCAGTCAACGAAGCCAAGTGCCAATATATTATGAAATTAGACGCCCACTGTATGTTAGATGAGGGTATAGATGAGAAATTAAAGAAAGTACACAAACCAAACTGGGTACAGATTCCAACAAGGAAAAGACTAGACGCTCACGGGTGGAAGATATTTGAACCAGAAAGACCATTCATTAACTATATGAAGCTCTCTAAGGACTTTATAGGGTTTAAAGATGGGGCAAAGAATAGGAGTCCAGAACTTGCTAAAAAGCTCTTAGACGACACTGAGACGTTTCAGGGGAGCTGTTATTTTATGGAGAAGGACTACTTTGAGCATTTAGTACTGCTGGACAATGTTAACTTTGCTGGTAGTGGTCACGAGGCTCAGGAGGTTGGATTTAAAGTTAAGAATGATAGGGGTAGGCTTGTTAGAAATAAGACAACTTGGTACGCACACGCAAGAATGGGTAGGAAGTTTTCAACGGATAGAAGTAAGAGTAAAGAGTATATAATTAAACTAGCGGAGAAATATGGCTTTAACAAATAAAAAAGATAATTTTAAGAGACGTGATTTAGCAAGACTATTTAGGGAGAAGGGGTTTAATAAAGGTGTTGAGGTTGGGGTAATGCACGGCACCTACTCTAAGACTTTATGCCAGGAAAACCCTGATTTGGAGCTCAAATCTATAGACCCATATATGGAGATTTATGGCGAACCCCAAACTAAAAATTGGGGAAATGAGCATTTGGAGGAGAAGTTTGAATTTGCAACAGAGGCTTTACAACCGTATAATGCTGAGCTTATAAGAAAGACTAGCCTAGAGGCTGTTAAAGACTTTGATTATGAGTCCCTAGACTTTGTATATATAGATGGTTCTCACCAATTTGATTACGTTATGGTGGATATTATTGAGTGGGGAAAGAGGGTTAAAAAGGGTGGAATAATTGCAGGCCACGATTATGTTGGGGGTTGGCCAGATGTAGCAGAGGCGGTAAACACCTACGCTAAAGTTCACGGAGTTGATGTAATAAATTTAACAGATGAAACCACACCATCCTGGTTTTTTGAACGAACATGGATATAGGAATACTATATTACACCTCAAACGAATTAGATGGCACACCCGTAAATGACTGGTGTATAGAGACACTAAAGGCATCTGGGTTACCTATCACTTCAAGCACCCAAGTGCCAGTTGATTTAGGTAAGAATGTGATTTATGGTGATGGTGAAAGGATTGGGAGAGGACACTCACTACTTTATAAACAAATACTTAATGGGTTAAAGGGGGCTGAGCAAGACTATCTTTTCTTTGCTGAGCACGATG